TGGTATTGCGAGAGTAGGTTGATGTTGGATTGTTTGGATGACATTTTTTTTTTTGCAAGCAGAAGACGGCATACGAGATACATCGGTGACTGGAGTTCAGACGTGTGCTCTTCCGATCTGAGGCAGATGATTTGATTGCACAATACACTCGTATTGCAAAGGATGAGAATATGATTATTTTTTCTGGGGATAAGGATTTGACCCAGTTGATTGGTGAGAATGTTATGTTATTTTCCCCTGTATCAAAAACATATTCCAAAAAAGGGGATTTAATTCATTTCAAAAACATTGATATTCCGCATAATAATGTTTATCTTTACAAAGTATTGATTGGTGATACATCTGACAACATTTATGGCATCACAAATTTTGGTGAGAAGAAATTAAAGACATTTTTTCCTAATTTTGATAAGAGAGATTATACCTTACAAGAAGTTTTAGATGAGGCAAAAGTATTGTTTGAAAAAACAAAGAGCAAGACATTGAGTAATCTATTATCTGGAATTAGCAAATCTGGTTTGGTTGGGGATGAGTTTTTTGAGAAGACAGGAAAAATAATTGATTTAAGAAATCCGTTAATCACAGATGAAGGCAAGACAATGGTTTATGAAATTTATAGTGAGAGATTAGACCCAACTGATAGGAGTTATACAAACTTATTGAAGTTAATGAGGGATGATGGGTTTTTTAAATTCTTACCAAAAAGGGATGATGCTTGGGTTGATTTTGTTAAGCCATTTATGAAATTAAGTAGAAAAGAGAAAAAAATTTAACAACAAAAAAAACTATTATGAGACAGAGTGAAACAACAAAGGTGGAGTTTTTGCTAACATTGAACAACAACATTATTGTTCAGAGGTTTTTAAACATTAAGGGTATCAATCCTGATGCTAAGGATTCTTTTGAACTCTATGAGTTTGTCAAGTATTTTTCAGAGGATTTGACACAATACTTAAAGATGAAATCAATTGGGTATCTTGTTGAGAACAAAGAGAGTATTTTGTATGACCCTTCAATTATGGAGACCTCATCAACAGATGAAGCTGAATTATTCAACATTTATGTAAAAATTGGAGACCAAGTTGTATCCCATAGAATAGTTGATGGGAAGTTATATCCACCAAAGGTTAGATATACTGTTGATATTCGCCATTTCATTAAAGATTCATTGAAGGATTTGACAAATATCCTAATCAACCAAAACTTAACACATCAGTATTTAGAGAAAAATTTATTATCTAACCATTAATCTTTATTTTTATGTCAAAGAATTTTGATTACCTGGGTCAGACGTTCCAGTTGCAATTAATCAATCAGATTATTTTAGATAAGGAATTTGCAAGAGCCATATTAGATTTTATTAAAATATCTTATTTTGAGAATAAGTATTTTAAGTTAATCATACAAATGATTAAGGAGTATCATAAGAAATATGATGCAGCCCCAAACTTTGAAACACTAAATATGATTGCCAAATCTGAAATATCACAAGAATTGGCATTGAAGATTGTGATTGACACTATAACTAAAATAAGTTCAGCGCCATTAGATGGCGTTGAACTTGTTCAAGAAAAAGCACTTAAATTCTGCAAACAAGAAGAAGTTAAGATTGTTTTGGAAAAGGCACAGAAAGTCATTAATGAGGGTGATTTTGAATCTTATGATCAACTTGAGGAGTTGTTAAGATATGCCTTGCAAGTTGGTGTTAAAGAATCAAATGGGTTTGAGGTGTTTAATGACTTGGTGGGTGTATTGGATGAGGATTATAGACACCCCATACCAATGGGTGTAAAGGGCATAGACGTTCTCTTAAAGGGGGGGTTAGCCAAAGGTGAGGTTGGTATTATATTTGCAGGTCCAGGTATTGGCAAATCAACTCTATTGACCTTGGTTGCAAATACTGCATTCAATAACAATTATAATGTTCTACATATCTTCTTTGAAGATAATCCAAAAATCATTCAGAGAAAGCATATCACACTTTGGACAAAAATATCCCCAGATGAATTACCAAATCATAAGGATGTTGTTTATGAAACTGTTAACAATATAAAAGAAACTCATACAAATAAATTAATATTAAAGAAATTGCCATCTGATACATTGACAATGAACCAAATCAAGAATCAAATTAGAAAGATTATTGCTGATGGTATTAAACTTGATTTGGTTGTTTTGGATTATATTGATTGTGTTGTTCCAGATAGACAAGGTAATGATGAGTGGAAGAATGAAGGATCAGTTATTAGACACTTTGAGGCTATGTGTCATGAATTAAATATTGCTGGATGGTTAGGTACACAAGGAAATCGCTGTGTTTCTTTAGATACTATTGTGGATATTGAGAATAAAGGATTGGTTCAAATAAAGGATGTTGTTGTTGGAGATAATATTCTAACACATAAAGGATATAAAGAAATTAGTTATGTATTCCCTATTGAGAAACAGCCTGTTTATAGAATTAAGACAAAAAATGGAAAGGAAATAAAAGTGTCAGCAAAACACAAATTTCCAACATTAGGTGGGGGTTTCTTATCCATTGACAGTGGATTGTCTGTTGGTAATACACTTTTTATTAAAAAATAATTGTGCCCCCATCTAACTTATTTAACATTTGTGATATTTATATTAAAATAAAATTAGATGGGGGTAATTACTATTGAACAATTTCTTAATTATAAGAAAATTAAAGAAGTTAAACATTTGATAACTAAAAATCAATATTGTGAAATTTATAAAATTATAGAATATTATGATACTAATTCTATAAAAAATAGATTACTAAATATAAGTGATTTCATATTAAACAATGTTGAATCTAAATGGTTAGGTAGGTTAGGTGTTATTGTTAGAAAGTTAAAAAATGATGCCATTAGTGAGTATGCTTGTAAAATAAGATACGGGGATAATTGGAAAATAAAACAAGATGAATATAAAGATAAAGTTAAGATGGATAAAAATAACTTTATAAAAAAATATGGAATTAATCTTGGCACAAAAAAATGGGAACAAAGAAATAAAAAAGCTGTTTCATATGGCTTAAAACCAGCAATAGAGAGATATGGTGAAGAAGAGGGTAGAAAAAGGTGGGAAAACACATTAAATTCCAAAATTGCAACTATGGCTAAAAACAAAAAAATTAGACCATATAGGAATGGGAGGACATTACCTGAATATCAAAATAGATATGGTGTTGAATTAGGTTATAAGAAATGGTATGATAGGAATCAAAGGCAATCATATAGGTTTAGTTTGACATACTATATTGATAAATATGGGAAGACAGAGGGGTTAAAATTTTGGGATGAGTATTGTGTTAGTATGGTTAAAACAACTTTAAACTCATTTATAGATAGATATGGTGATATTGATGGTAAAATTAGATATGATGACTTTATATCCAAGATAAAATTTTCACAAAGCAAAGAATTTTTTATTGAAAAATACGGGGAATTTGATGGTGAGGTTAAGTATAAAGAATTTTTGATAGCAAAAATCTCTGTATTCAAAGATAAGTATTCAAAAATTTCACAAGATTTATTTTGGGGTATTTTTTCTAAATTAGAAAATGATGATAGGTTAAATTGTTATTTTTATGAACTAAATAATGAGTATGTTTTTTATGTTTGGGAGAATAATATGACTATAATAAGTGTTGATTTTAAATTAGGTAATAAAATAATAGAATTTGATGGGGATTACTGGCATTCAAAAGATGAACAAAAAAAGATAGATAGCAATAGAGATGATTTTTTGGTTAAAAAAGGTTATATTGTTAAAAGGGTCAAGGAATCTGAATATATGAGTAATAAAGATTTTGTAATAAATAACTGCTTAAATTTTTTAAAAAATGGAACAAATTTTAAACAAGAATGATTTTATTTTAGATGAAATTGAATCAATTGAATTGGTAGGTGAAGAGGATACAATTGACATTACTGTTGATGACACCCATATGTTTTATGCCAATGACATTTACACACACAACTCATCTATTTCAGCAAATGTGGTGACAAATGACCAGATGGGGGGGTCAATAAAGAAAGCCCAGGTTGGTCATGTTATTATTAGTATTGCAAAAAGTTTGCAACAGAAAGAGATGAATTTGGCAACTGTGGCAATAACCAAGTCAAGGATTGGTAAAGATGGTATTGTATTTGAGAATTGTAAGTTTGATAATGAAATGCTTGAAATTGATACAGATACAACAGCAACATTCTTGGGGTTTGAGGAACAACAAGTGGAACGTAAGAAAGAAAGGATTAAGGAGTTATTGGTTAAGAAAAATAGCAATGATAATTTTTTATAAAAATTTGATTTTATAATCAAAATTGAATACTTTTATAACCTGGTTTCATATTTATCTTAACCAAATAAAAAAAGCATATGAAGAATATTTTTGAAAAGAGGGTAAACATTTTGCCTTATGAATATCCATCCTTATTAGCATATAAGGATGCTATTAGACACTCATATTGGATTCATAGCGAATTCAATTTCACAACTGATATTGATGATTATAAGACAAAGATATCAAATGAGGAGAGAGAAGTTATTAAAAGGTCAATGTTGGCTATTGCACAAATTGAGGTGAATGTAAAAACATTCTGGGCTGACTTATATAAGAGAATGCCCATAACTGAAATTGGTGATGTTGGTATGACATTTGCAGAATGTCATGGTGAGGGAACTGAAATACTAACACCCAAAGGTTAGGTTAACTTTAAGGATATTGATAATAATACAGAGGTTATTCAATATGATTTAGAAACCAATACAATGACATCTGTTTTACCAAGTAATATTATCAATGAACCTTACAAGGGAAAGATGTACAGGATTGAGAACCAAACATACAATGCATTACTAACCCCCAACCATAATATCTACTACAAAACAAGGAGTGGTAATATTATAAAGAAGGCTATAAAAGATATTGGTAAATTTAGTAGTGATATGAAATTGCCTTTTTCTGGTAAATTTGTTAATGAGGGTGTTGATGAGTTAACAACCATTGAAAGATTGAGAATTGCCATTCAAGCTGATGGGTCTGCTAGATTCTGGGATAAAAATGGTGAGAAGGTAAGAAGGGGTTTAGAGACAAATAGTCATACTTATGAAATATCTGTTAAAAAAGAGAGGAAAAAAATTAGACTTAAAAATCTTATTTTAGAATCAGGATTAACTTATAGAGAGTTTAATGCATCAAGACCTGAATATGTAAAATATGAGATAGATTTTCCTATTGATTATGATTTGAAACAGTTTGATTGGGTTGACTTAACAGATAAGTCTGAAAAGTGGTGTAATAATTTTATTGAAGAATTGATTGAATGGGATGGTACTAAACTAGAAGGGAAGGGGAATGCAAAGAATTGCCTTATTAAATATTCAACTACCAATAAATCATGTGCTGATAAGGTGCAGGCTATAGGTGTTCTAGCTGGGTATAGAACTAATATGAATACTTCAACAGATGATAGGAAAGATTCCTATAAAGATGTTCATACTATAAGTTTTGTAAATGTAGAACCTTATTCCTCAATAACATATACACCTACTATTGAAGATTATGATGGTAACATCTATTGTGTTACAGTTCCTACTGGATGTATTGTGACTAGATATAATAATAAAGTTTTAATTTCAGGAAACTCGGAAGTTCGCCATAAGGATGCTTATGCTCAATTATTAAGAATTCTTGGATTGGAGAATGAGTTCCAGACTGTTATTGAAATTCCAGCTATAAAGAATAGAATCAGTTATTTGGCAAAATATTTAGATGGAACAAGGAGTAAAGAGAATAAAATGTACACAAAGTCTGTATTATTATTTTCCTTGTTTATTGAACATGTAAGTTTATTTAGCCAGTTCTTGATTATGATGTCTTTCAATAAGGAGAAAAATCTATTCAAAGGTATTTCAAATGTGGTTGAGGCTACCTCAAAGGAGGAAGAAATCCATGGTAATTTTGGATCAGAACTTATCAATATTATTAAGGAAGAAAATCCAGAATGGTTTGATGAAGAATTTGAGGAATTGATTGTTTCAGCTTGTTATAAAGCATATGCAGCTGAATGTGGAATATTGGATTGGATATTTGAGAATGGTGAATTAAGTTTTTTATCAAAAGATACAATTAAACATTTCATTCAAAATAGATTTAATAATTCATTAAATAGAATTGGGATGAAATCAGTATTTGAAGTTGATTTTACAGAGATTGAGAAGACATTATGGTTTGATGTGGAGATTTTATCAACAAAGGAGGGGGATTTCTTCTATAAGAAAAGTATAGATTATAATAAAAAAAGTAAGAGTATAACAGAAGATGATTTATTTTAAAAAACAAACAAAATGAATAAAGAAAAATATTATTGGTTAAATGATGAGAGTAGGCTTTTCTTATCAAGGGGGTATATAAATGAAACCCCCGAGCAAAGGATTAAAGATATTGCAAATAAAGCAGAAGAATATTTAAAAATTGATGGGTTTGCTATTAAGTTTGAAGATTATATGGCAAGGGGTTTTTACAGCCTATCAACACCAGTCTGGATTAATTTTGGTAAAGAAAAAGGATTACCTATTAGTTGTTATGGATCAAACATTGATGATACATTAGATAGCATTTTGAATGCTGGAAGAGAAATTGGTATGATGTCAAAATATGGTGGTGGAACAAGCGCATATTTAGGAAATATTAGAGCTAGGGGTAGTAAGATATCAACAGGTGGTACAGCAGATGGTCCAGTTCATTATGCAAGGGTATATGATACAGTTGTTGATGTTTGTAAGCAATCAGAGGCAAGAAGGGGTGCATGTGCAGTCTGGCTACCAGTTGAGCATGATGATATTATGGAGTTCCTGGATATTGGAACAGAAGGTAATCCTATACAGAATTTGCAATATGGAATTACAGTTACAGATAATTGGATTAATGATATGAAGGGGGGGGACCCAACCAAGAGAAAGATATGGGCAAAGATAATTCAAAGACGTAATGAGTTTGGTTTTCCATATATTATGTTCAAGGATAATTCAAACAACAATACACCCTATAAAGAATTGGGTATGGATATAACTGCTTCAAATTTATGCTCTGAAATTCAACTGCCAACAGATTCATTAAATTCTTTTGTTTGTTGTTTGGGTTCATTGAATTTACTTCATTGGGATGAGATAATTGAGACTGATGCAATTGAGGTTTATACAATGTTCTTAAATGCTGTTATGGATGAATTTATATTGAAGTCAGGTAAAATGGCTGGTATGAAAAGGGCTAATAGATTTGCATCACAGCATAGAGCAATTGGCTTGGGGGTTTTAGGTTATCATTCATTATTCCAATCCAAATTAATTCAATTTGAATCTTTGATGGCAAAGCAATTAAATCATCAAATATTTAAACTAATTAAAGAGAAATCAGAATTGGCTTCAAAATATTTATATGAAGAGAAGGGATATAGATGTTTAAGAGATGGATATGCTAACACTACCTTAATAGCCATAGCACCAACCAAGTCAAGTTCGTTTATTCTAGGACAGGTAAGTATGGGTATTGAACCAATCAAATCAAATTATTTTATTAAAGATTTGGCAAAATCAAAAACAATTTATAAGAATCCATTTTTGGAAATTGAATTGGATAAATATGGATTAAATACACCAGAAACATGGGAGAGCATTTTGAAGAAAGATGGATCAGTACAGCACTTGGATTTCCCAACCAAAGAGGTTTTTAAATCATTCATTGAGATATCACCAAAAGAACTTATATTACAAGCAGCACAGAGACAGAAATATATAGACCAATCACAATCACTTAACTTGATGATTCATCCATCAGTTCCAGCAAAAGATATAAATCAATTATATTTGTATGCACATGAGGAGGGGGTTAAGACCTTATATTATCAGTTTAGTCAAAGTTCAGCACAGTCATTTGCAAGGAATATAAATGAATGTGTTAGTTGCGAGGCATAGATTCAATTTGTTAAATAAGAAACCCCCAGTCTATTAATTTAGATTTGGGGGTTTTTAGTACTAATTTTGCTCAAAAATTATTTACCACTTAGGGTATCATAAATTTGCTCAAGTTTTTTTACATCAGCTTCACTAAAAGCAAAATTGCTATTATCAAATTTATCTTTCATTGTTGAAAGTTTATCTGTGATTTTTTTAATCATAGATAGTGCTTTTTTACCAGTCTTTGCTTTACCAGCAGCATGATAGTCCATAAAGTGGCCTTCACTTCCTTTTTCTTCAACAATTTTTTGAACTAGTCTGGATAAACCAGCTTCTGATAGCCTTAAAGTTTTCATAGTTTTTTTTATATAAATATACAATAGATTAAATTAATTTCAAAATTTGTGAAAAAGATATATTTATATTTAAATGAGTTATAATGGCTGAAGGTTTTACATATGGTGTTGAATTTCCTTTTGACACTTCACTTCGTGGGGATGCCTTAAAGATGACAGAAACTGCTTCAGATGAGATTAGAGCATCTTTATTGCATTTGTTATTAACAAGAAAGGGAAGTAGGTATTACCTTCCAGATTTTGGAACAAGATTATATGAATTTCTATTTGAACCATTAGATGTTGTGTCATTTGATGTTATTGAAACAGATATTAGAGATTCTGTTGCAAAGTATATACCAAATTTGGTTATAAATAAGATAATCATTGAACCTTTGGATCAGAATGAGGAGGTGCAAGGGGATAGGTTGAGTGTTGATGATGTTGGATTATCATCCAGGGACAAGGTTTATCGTTCACCTGGGAATGGTACATATCAGAATACTGCAAAAATAAAAATAGAATACACTACAAACAATAATAGTTTTTCAGGTAGTGAAGTTGTTGTAATAAATATATAATATGTCAGATAGAAAGATATCATAAGGTGTTAGGGATTTTAAGAGCATAAGAACTGAATTATTAAATTATGTTAGGACATATTATCCTGATTTAATAAATGATTTTAATGATGCTTCAATATTCTCTGTTTTCCTTGATTTGAATGCTGCTGTTGCAGATAATTTACATTATCATATTGACAGGAGTTTGCAAGAAACAGTTTTACAATATGCCCAACAAAAGTCTTCTATATATAATATAGCAAGAACTTATGGTTTAAA